CTTGATAATAGTAATTTAAGTGAAGAACTGCTTAAAGCTAATTTGTTTAGTTCTCCATAATAAAAAGAATCATCATCCATCTTAGATAATAGTTCTTTATGATCATAGTTCTTACCGTCTAATAGTTGTATCATTTTCTAATAGTTTTTCTGATTTTCTTGCTCTTTCTATTGCTCTTAGTTTATCTCCTTCAGCTATCTTTAATTTAAAGTCTAATACTTGTACTTCGTTTCTAAGACCTACTGCAAACATATGCATCTCATTTACACATTTAATAAGATTAGATAATTCTTTAGTAGATTCATTATTTTTCTTTTTAGTATCATATGCCTTAACAAGAGCTTGACCTATATAATTAAAGTTAGCTTCATAAACTTGATTTTGGAATAATGTCATTAGTTAAGTATTATGCAACTAATAGTAGCTACGATTAATGCTATGAATCCTACTTTTAGAACATTAAATATCTGTTCTTCTTTTTCAGGACTTCTACCTTGATTACTCCTGTATTGTCTTTGTTTTTTCATAAGTTGTTTTAGGTGTTCTTTTATAATCAAAACTAAATCTCTTTTCTATATTCTGTATATTATCTTTATCTATAATTTGATTTTCTAAATCGATAATTTTATAATTATGCTCAATTAATAATTCTATTGCAGCATTTATTTCTTTTACTTTTTCTCTAAAATGATTGAATATTTGATTTTCAAATGCATTGTGGTTATGTTTCATAATTTTGTTTTTAAGTTATACAAGCTAATATAACTCTTTTAAAGTTATTAACAAAATTTAATTATATGAGTCTCTGTTTATAATACTTGCTTGTTCTTCTTTTAGAAGATATACAGGTTTTAGTAATCGTTTCTTAGTCCACATAGTAGTATCAGGACAATACATTTTTACAGGTTCAGGCATCTCTAAGTAATTTAGCCAATACAAATAGTTTCCTTTTGGGTCAGATACAAAGTAGAGCTTTACTATTTCGGAATCCATACTTATTAGCTGTTCATACTTATAAACTTCTAACATCTTTTCTTTATAGTATTTATTCCTGAATTTCATTTCTATAACACAGTCGTGACCCTTAGGAGTCTTACCTATAGCATCATAATGCTCAAAGCCATTACCTGCCCATTTCAAATCCCAAGTGTCCATATTTAATATATGAACTACTGCTTGTTCGTATAGATGTATCTTACTGAGTCCCATTAGCGTAAATGTCATTTAGTTGTTTAATCCACGCTATATATGTTTTTGGAGTACAGGTACAAGGAAGATAATAACTATGCTTATAATAGATGGAATGCAGTCTAGCAATAAGTTCTTGTTCTGGTCTATTAATGCTTTTACCATTGGCAGATTTAAACTCTGTCCATTTATCATAGTCCTCTTGACTAAACTTTTGTAATTCCATTTCTATCTATTTTAAATTTATTTAAAGCATCTTTTCTTTTATCACAGTTGCACTTAGTTCCTCTTATACTATGGTAAGTATCTACTAAGTATTTTATTCCTGTGTATGTTGTAATTAATTCAATTAAGTTTCCAAGTTTCATAGTATTTTATTTAATTCTTTTTTATATGCTTGAGATGCTTCTTGTGGACTTTTAAATCTGCCTAAGTATTTTCTTTTGCCTTTTATATGAATTTCAGAAAAATAAGCATAACCATCTGTAGTTTTATAAACTCCAGTATAACCACATTTAGTTTTTTTATCTTTTGTTACATTTTCTCTATGTGTAATTATTTGTAGGTTATAAAGTTTATCATTTGTACTAATATTGTTTATATGGTCAACAACTAACTTATGTCCACAAGGTTTATGGTTTAAAAATGCTTGAGCAACTAAAACTGATATATTTCGATTACTATATCTAATACCTTTTTTATATAAATTCAATGTATATCTACCCGTATTATTAATATGTTTCATTAATACTTTAGTTTTTCCTGTTCGATTATAATTAAGGCTTTTTACATTACCTAAATTACTAACTTGATAATTTTTGAAATTAGGTATATCTTTCCAAACTTCAATTCCTAATCTGCTTAATAATTTATATATCATAAATTTTCTTTTAGTTTCTGTTTTACTTTCTTATATGTATTGTACAAGCTGTAATAACTTATCTTACTTTTTCTTGATAGCTCACTTATGTTAGTGCCATCTTCTATTATCTCAAATACTTTTTTATCATACCAGTACATATCTTTTAGAATATCCTGGAGCTTATTATAAATTTCATCATAATTGTTATGATCTATTTCTGTGACAGGTTCTATGTTTTCTAAGCTAATCAGTTTTACTTTACTTTTCTTTCTAATCAAATCTACATACAATCCTCTGAGTATTTTAAAAACATAATAATAGTTTATCTCATCATTATATAAATAATCAACTCCTTTTTGAGTATTCTTTATAAGAAGAATATACATAGTTTGTACCAAATCTTCACACTCCTCTCTATTTAAACCACCAAAGGTTTGGACTATCTCTACCCATTGGTTATGTTTCTCATATGCTAATTCTACAGGTGTTTTCAAAAGGGTAAGTTTATTTGCTCTGTAAGAGTTGGTGTTATTATATTATTACCATTAATTTGAAAACCTACATTGTTAAGTATTGATTTAAGTTTTATAGGTTCTGTTAATGGAGTAGGTCTTCCACCTGTATCAATGTCTTTTACTTTTCTAACGTGAATATGATTATACATCCAATCAGTAGGGTGTTGTGTATATCTATGAATTACTAAAAACTCATCACTTCTATTAACAAACTTACCTCCACCTTCTACATCACTAGCCATTGGAGGAATAGGATGTCCTGCATATTCATCAGAATTAGAATGTTTCTTTCTTAATGATTCTGTAGCTGCGTGAGTATTTAACCATACTGATACATTATGAGTCTTGCAGAATAATCTTATTTCAGATGTTGCTTCATAGTCATAGTCGTGAGAGTTAATACCTTTTAACATCTCTCTATCTTTCATTAAAGAATTGTAAGGGTCTATAAGAAATCCGTGATAGTTCCAAGCCTTCTTAATACTTGTTGCTAATTCTAATAAAGTCTTATAGGTATGAAGCTCATTAGAATCTATTATTTTAAATTGATTGAAAACAAAGCTCTTGTGCTTTTCAAATTCTTCTTCAGGTATTTTATTGATTGGTTTTGCTGCTAGGAATTCTATTAGCTTTCTAATAATACTATGTGCTTCATTCTCACTTGAAAATACTAGCCATCTAACATTGTGCTTTAGTGAATAAAGTAACATCATATATAAGATCACAGTAGTCTTACCTACATTAGCGTGACCTAAGCAAACTAAAAAGTTACCTTGTTTAAATCTAAAGTATTCGTCTATTTCTGGGAATCCTAATGCTAAACCTTCTATAATCTTACCTGACCTAATTTGTTGTAGTTTGTCAATCTGTTGGTCAAAGTTTATTAGCATTTTAATTTTTGTCTTTTTCTATTTCCTTTTGTAAGTTACTTAATGCTCTCCAGGCAACTTTAGCAGAATGCCTAATACCATCATCATCAATCTTACCTGCTTCTATTAAATGTCTTGTAAGAGCATCTAATTCATCTCCTGATTTACTTCTATCCCAATGCAAAGGTAAATTAGGATTGTGTTGCTTATTACCAATATAAGAAACTTTTGCCACTTCTAAAATAGCATCAGGAAAATAATTTAAAACCCCCGAATAAACAGGGGTCTTTTTTCTTTCTTCTGCAGTCATTTAGAATGGTAAGTCGTTGTTTCTATCAGGACTTTGTTGTGTTGCACTTACTTGCTCTACATCATCTTCTAACTTCCATCCTTCAATAGTATTGAATACTTTAACCTCTCCTTGTGGATTCTGCCATTCTCTACCTCTAAGGTTTATAGCTGTTCTAACAAAAGAACCTTCAGTAAAGTTGTCTAATAGATTGACTTTATCTTGCAGAAATTCTACTTGTAATGTCTGTGGATATTTGTCATTTGTTACAAGCCACATAGTTCTTGTTCTAAAGTTTTTAGCTCCTCTAGTTTGTGTACTGTTGATTTTTTTTATTCTACCTGTAATTTCCATAATTATTATTTTAAAATTTTATTAAATGTATTTGTAAATTCTTCTATCTCTTGAATGTTTATCTTGCCAGAAGAAGCAAGTTCTATAGCTCCTTTAAATGCTACTTGTCTTAATATGCTATTATGAGTGTCTAAAGGTTTAGATACAGATTGTGTATTAAGATTGTTTTGAGGTTTAGGATATACGATTTTTGCAGTATTGTACTGTTCATTTGTTACCTCGTATTCTATTTCCTGTCCTACTTTCTTTTTAAATTCTCCTCTTGCTAAAAAGCTATAAGAGTTACCATTTGCTAATGATACTTGATACTTGTTGAAAGTACCTGATGTGTTTGACCAAGTACCTTTTGATTCAATGTGTGTAATTTTACTTTTCATTTTATATATTCGTCTACTATGTTAATTTCTAAATGTGCGTTTCTTACTTCTTGTTGTTTAATATGAAGCTCGTATTTTTCTATAATACTATCCTTCTCTTTTATGCTATTCTCTAAATTCTTGATCTTAGCATCACTTTCGTAGTAGTGCTTTCTTAATTGCTCTACTTCAGCTTTTAAAAGCCTTAATAAATCTTCTTTATGTGTCATATATAATTGTTTTTAATATACTGCTTTATTGCAATACTTTAGCAAGTTAATTAAAAAATGTTAATAAAACAAGTGCATATAAAAAAAAGAGGGAAAATAAATTCCCCCTTCTAAAACAAAAATGATAATAACTGCAAAGAACAGATTATGTCACAAAGATAATTCTTTTTTCCTTTTATCTACTAAGTCTTTGTATTTATTTATCATATCCTCTAAATCTATATTAGAGAACTTTTTTATCTGTTTAGATTGTATAAGAAGCTGTTCTGGTAAATCTTTACCATATTCTTTTTGCAGTTCTAAGCCATACTTGTATTGTTCACCATATCTCATCACATTACAGGAGTAGCATTGTACTTGGCAGTTAAGCTCCTCCCATCTTGTAGAGTAAGATTTTCTAGACATAAAATGTCCATTCTGCATTCCTGAACCTTTCCAATATGCTTTTTTACCACAAGTATAACAAGATACTATACCTCTTTTATTAGCTTTTCTAAGCCTTATATATTCAGAGAATATTGCATCTAATTTCTTTACAAGACTTTTACGTGATACCTTTCTCATATACACTAAGATATGAATTATAATTAAAAGAAAGAAAAAGAAAAAGAGTAAAAAGAAAAAGAAAGAAAAAACCTAGTAAAAAAGAAAGAAAGTAATACCTGTTCCAAGCACCTTCCAACTTTATTAGGTTGTGCAAGTTTAGCTATAAGCAAGAACAAATATATAAAATTATTTTAATATATATTTTCTGTACTTAAAAGTAATAATTAATGCAATAATAAAAATGATTGTAAAAATGTTTGGATGTGTTTCTCCACAGAATCCTAATAAGTGTTTTAATGTTTCCATATTATCTACCTTGTCCTTTATATTTCTTAAAATAGTTTTTAGAGCCTTTTAAGGCACTCATTTTGCTTTTAGCGTGTATACCTTTACGCTTCTTAGATTTGCTCTTATATGTGCTTATAAATGCTTTAGCCATTACTTTTTAAACTTTTCTGCACTTCTTCCTCCAAAGTAAGCACCTATTACTGTGATCAATACTAACTGTAATAAATCTATCCAATTTGCTTTTACTTCAAATGAAATAACTCCTGCATCTATAAATACCATAAGAACTGTAGATACAACTAAAAAGATAAGAACTAAAGGTCTAACATTCTTACTAAGCCAACTATCAGAAGCCATATCAGTCTTCCATCTATCTGTTACATTCTTTTGTATATCAGCCTCTGCATCAATCCAAATTTGTTCCATCTCTTTTTCGAACTGAGCTTTTTCTACTTTACTAAAAGTATGTTTGTCTATTATACCTGAAATCTTTTCTGCAATGTTCCCACCTGCAGCTCCAAATAATTTTGCTAGTATTTTACTCATTTGTTATATCTTTATATTTAGTTTTACCATCTTCTCTATATGCTTTTAAACATCTTTTTCTGTTAGAGTCCTCATCTACATAACTAACGTGAACCCAATCAGGACTACCATCTGTACCAAACTCCCAAATAAGTTGGTCAAAGTCGAGATTATCTTTAATATAATAATACATAAAAGCATTACTAACGTGACCGTAAATATCGTCAATATCAATAGCACGTCCTTGACAATGTTGGCTTTTACTGCTGCCTCCAATAGCTTTATTAAGTTCTTCACATCTAAAAAATGAGTTTATTTTAATAGGAGCATCTACAGCTTCTCTTAATGGTTCAAATACTTTCTTAGCTACCATCTCCATATTTTGTAGCTGATACTCATTAGGAATGTTTTCTATGCCTAATCTAAGAGCTGTAGCACTTCTAGTAGCTTCTTTATAGCTTATATGTTTACTTATTCTTATCATTAGTTAGTACTTGCCCTTCTAGGTCTATTGATTCTATTTATAGTATTCTGTATTTCTAATCTCGTAGCTTTTATTTGCAGAGATATGTCAGCTACATACTGCATTCTTACTCTACCTGATTTATCCATTATAACAATTACAGGCACAGCCATAATCTTATTCTGAATATCTTTAGGTTGGTCTTTTAAGTAACTAAACTTTACAGTAGCACCAGTAATGTCACTTAAATCATAGTTATTCTTTTTATTCCATTCTGCATTTATTTGCAGAACTGTTACGTCTTGACTATATACAAAGCCCGCAACCAATACACATATCGCACATAATATTAATTTTTTCATTTACTTATTATTTCAAATAGCTTATCATCTATTTTCTTTAAGGCATCAGAGTTTTCTTCTACCTTTTTACCAGTATTCATAATAGTTTCTCTAACGAGCTTGTCTTTTAAATCATACTCTGTTCTACTAATTTCTGGTTCAGGTAACTTTTTAGCTTCCTCTATATCTGCCTGTAAGGCAAACCACATTCCTATAAGGGTGGATAATCCTACCCCTATAGCAATAAGTGTTTTTATACTAATCTCAAATTTACTGTCTTCGCTTAACTCACTCATTTTAATTTCTTAGTTTTTTGAATAGTATATACTATCGTGCAGATTAGAAGTATTATTTTTAACCATACCTCAACCTCAGTTAATGATACTAGAAAAGCCATTGAGTTTATAAGGTATATCTTCATATCTGCAAAATCCATAGCGTTATTCTTTATCTTCTTTTATTTCCTCGTAAGAACCATCTTGCAAGTTGATATTTATTTTACCATACTTGTCTTCTAGTTCTTTTTTTACTTTGTTAGATTCTTCTCTAACTTGACCTAAAGCGTGTAATAGATTATGCTTTTGCTCATCTAATGTACCTAAGTCGTGTTTAATAGCAGAAACTTTCTTTTCTGACTCTAATAATGATTCTAATTCTTCTTTACTAATTTTTGACATTTTATTAAATTTATAGTTATATTACAAATATATT